AAGTTGTTAAATTTTATTATTCCTGCGGAATGTGGGATTACGTAATAGTGGTTGACATAACAAAACTTCCCCATGCGCTTGACACGCACGGGGAAGTTGTTAAATTTTATTATTCCTGCGGAATGTGGGATTACGTAATAGTGGTTGTTGCACCCCGGGAAACTCGTCTTAAAGCTTTTCAGAATGTTTCAAAAGTTCTTCTTTTTCAATCACATAGAAACACTCCTTTCTTATATTCCTATTATAACAGATGTATTAATGTCAATAACAGTATTGACATTTAACATTTTTTTTGATATAGTAAATATGGAGGTGTTAATATGACAACACAACAGAAAAACATGCTCACACTCTTGCGCCGTCTCCGGGCCTTTGCTGCTGAGGACAACAGGCGCAACGCCTATGTCTTTTACGCTACACTGTGCAACCGTTTTGAGAGGACATATAAAGGAGGTGTTGCTGATGCGTAATGTTAAAACAATCTCTATCAGCATCCCACCAAACGTTCTTGCACTGGTGGATCAGGCGGCAAAGGAAACGGGCCGAACCCGCAGCAGCTTTATCTCCTGGGCACTCTCAACGAATGAACAGGTAAAGGTGGCCCGGAAGAATGGCGCGGTATAAAGGCGGTTCAACAACCCGAAGCTCTTTGCGCTATCCCGTTGAAGCATATGTCCCCAGTGTGGTAATGATGAGCAAGTACATGACGGAAAAACAAATGATTTCCGAATACTCGCGCTTGCGCTCCATTGCCAGAAAGCGCTTGGAGCGTTTTGTGGGTACGGAATGGGTAGATACGCAGCAGTACCGTATGAACGCAGGACGGTACAAACCTGTAAAGGAAATTAAGAACAAAACGGAACTTGTTGCGCTTTTATCGGACGTTTCGCGATTTGTGACAGCGAGAACTGGTAGCGTATCGGGATTACAAGCGCAGAGACGGCAGAGCATTCAATCTTTACATGAACACGGCTACACATTTGTAAATCGCAAGAACTTTAAACAGTTTGCAGACTTCATGGAAGATTGGAGGACTTGGGACAGGAATCGCCTTTACGATTCCGCACGAGTGGCAGAACTCTATCACGAAGCGAAAAAGAAGCAGATACCGCCGGATCAACTCAAGCGCGATTTCGAGTTTTGGCTTGAGAAAAACAGCTTGGAAGCGCTCCAAAACATGAAGCGAATAAGCAGTAAAAAACCGCACAGCGCATTGGATTATAAAAAGGCAATATTGAAAGGCCGTTAATATGTCACAAATTGTCTCACCGGATAATTTTCCTTTTGAATGGTTCAGGAAAATGAAAATACAGAAACGGAGAAAGGGAAACCCTGGAACAAAAAGCCTTGCGAAATATCTTGATATTGTAACGGCTTTTGACATTGAGACAACGGCGCTTGATGATATTGAGCAATCCATTATGTACATATGGCAATGGCAATTTGGAACTGAATATACGGTTATAGGGCGAACCTGGAAAGAGTTTGACATTTTCAAAGAGCGTCTATGTGCGCATATTTCGGATGGCGTATCTTTGGTGGTCTACGTACACAACTTGTCTTATGAGTTTCAATTTTTGCGCGGCATATACCATTTTGATCCGGAAGAAGTTTTTGCGATTAAGTCCCGACGGGTACTGAAATGCACAATGGAAGAAAAACGCCTGGAATTTCGGTGCAGCTACATACACAGTAACATGAGTCTGGCTGAGTACACTCGTAAAATGGGCGCGGAGCATATCAAACTATCTGGCGTTGATTTCGATTACAGCAAAAAGCGCTATCCATGGACACCACTAACAGAGCAGGAGCTAGCCTATACTCTAAATGATGTTTTGGGCCTTGTGGAAGCTCTTATAATCGAGATGCAGCATGATGGGGACACGCTCTATACAATCCCTCTTACTTCAACCGGCTACGTGCGCAGGGATGCTAAAAAGGCAATGCGCGGTGTTTCTTTTGGCTTTGTCAGAAATCAATTGCCGGACTATCAAATATATCAGATGTGTCGTGAGGCGTTTCGTGGTGGTAACACACATGCAAACCGATATTACGCTGGAATGGTATTGCATGATGTAAAAAGCGCTGACAGGTCAAGTAGCTATCCAGATGTGCAATGCAATTGCCTTTTTCCGATTTCGGAATTTTACTATGCAGGGCCGGTGGAGTTTGACGATCTTATAAAGTTGGTGAATGTGCGGAAACGTGCTGTTTTAATGCGTGTATCAATCACCAATATCCGTCTTACTAAATCAACATGGGGATGCCCATATTTATCCCGTGACAAGTGTAGGAAAACAATAGGCGGAATATACGACAACGGGCGTATTTTGTCGGCGGATTACCTGGAAACAACAATAACTGATATCGATCTTAAAATAATTCTAGATGAATACACGTTTGACGATATGACGCCATTTGATGTGGCGCATGCTCGTTATGGTAAACTCCCTGAGTCACTTGTGAAAACAACGATAGAATACTATATTGCAAAAACAACTTTGAAAAATGTAGCGGGCAAAGAAATCTATTACATGAAAAGCAAGAACATGTTGAATAGTATTTACGGAATGATGGCACAAAATCCGGTGAAACAGTCTATTGATTTTATAGATGATGGCCCGGACGGTGGTTTTGTTGAGCATCAAGACAATCCGGAAGATCTTTTGATGGAGAACAACCGTAAAGCGTTTTTATGCTATCAATGGGGTGTCTGGGTGACGGCTTGGGCACGGTATCGGTTGGAAGAGGGAATACGGCTCACTGGTGACAATTTTGTTTATTGTGACACTGACAGTGTAAAATATCTTGGAGACATTGATTGGACTCCGTACAATAAGGAACGTGAAAAAGACAGTCTGAAAAGCGGCGCACATGCAACAGACCCGCAAGGCGTGGAGCATTATATGGGTGTTTATGAATATGAGGGATGTTATGCGGAGTTTTCAACGTTGGGGGCTAAAAAATACTGTTATCGTGAAGCGCCCGGAAAACCTTTGAAAGTGACCATAGCGGGAGTGAACAAGGCCGCAGGAGGGCCGGAACTGGAAAAGGCTGGCGGCATATCAGCTTTCAAACCAGGATTTATTTTTAGGGAAGCTGGTGGTACAGAATCTATTTATAACGATCATCCAGCGATTTTAGAACACACAGTTGATGGAAGAACATTGCCTATTACGTCAAATATCATGATTAAGAATAGCACTTACACATTGGGAATAACGGGAGAATATGAACGTTTGTTGAATGTGTCTCAAATACAATTTAGAGGATATAGCGAGGAGGTTTAGAATGAATGTTTTAGTCGCTTGTGAAGAATCACAGGAAGTTTGTAAGACTTTCCGGGGATTGCCCGGGCAATGGCGGAACAATGGGGAAAAGGTGTTGACAATTTCGATATTAATGATATTATAGATATGCGGGCAACCGTATAACAAAACAGAAAAGGAGCAAGACAAATGAACATTACCAAGAAAAGCGGAGAACTTACCATTATGGAGCAGTACCAGCTCACCATGTCCCCCAAGATTCAGCGTATCAAGGATTGTGCGGGGCAGCGGTTTGAGGTGGCAAAGTGGTGTGTGTATGAGGACGTTGACAAGAAGAGCGGCGACACCAAGGAAATCCTTGCCATGATGTCTCCTGAGGGGGAGGTGTTCGCCACCAACAGCGACACTTTTAAGAGTGATTTTAATGACATTCTTTCCCTACTGGAAAGTGCCGGCATGGAGGGTGCTGTTTTTTCGCTGGAAGTCATTACTGGCAAGAGTAAGGCCGGACGAGATTTCTTCACCTGTGCATTTGTTGAATAAGGACATGGGCGGGAGGCGGCAACGTCTCCCGCTTATTGTTTCACGTGAAACAATGGAGGAAATATGAATATATATCAGAAAAGCGGTTATATTGATATACGCGCAATTATGGCGCTGGGGATGCCGTTTAACTTTATCGTGGGCGGACGTGCAACTGGTAAAACATATACCAGCCTGGAAACGGTGAAAGAGGACGGAATCAAATTTATTTATATGCGGCGCACACAGTCACAGGCGGACATGATAAACAAACCAGAATTTTCCCCGTTTAAAAGTCTGAATGATGATCATGGTTGGACAATAGGCAGCGCCACACTATCAAAATACAATGCAGGTTTTTATGAGACGGAGGAAACAGAGGACGGGGGGCGTCAATGCGTTGGTTCGCCTATTGGTTACACTTGTGCGCTATCTACTATTTCTAATATGCGGGGTTTTGATGCTTCTAACGTTCGCATGTTGATTTATGATGAGTTTATCCCGGAAAAACATGAGCGCCCTATTAAAAATGAGGGTGCCGCTTTTCTTAATGCTTATGAGACAATTAACCGGAATAGGGAATTAAAAGGCGAAAAACCGTTACAAGTATTATGTCTTGCAAATGCTAATAACCTTGCAAACCCAATTTTCCTAGAGTTGGGGCTGGTGCGTAAGGCAGAGCAAATGCGGAGAAAGGGCCAGGAGATCAGCATTGACAAGGAACGTGGAGTAGGTTTGTTTATTTTGGACAAGTCACCCATCAGCGCACAAAAACGCAACACGGCGCTTTACAAGTTGTCAAGAGGAAGCGAATTTTCTCGCATGTCATTGGAAAACGATTTTGCTAATGAGGACATTGGAAGAATCAAAACACAACCGCTTGGAGAGTTTCGGCCTGTTGTGACGGTGGGGGAGATTACTGTTTATAAGCACAAGTCTCGTGGAGAGTATTATGTGAGTACGCATAAAGCTGGAAGTTGTGCAGAGTTTGGAAGCGGCGATACGGACAAAAACCGATTTCGCAGAGCTTATGGGTGGATTTGGCAAGAGTACATGAAGAACAATATAATATTTGAGGAATATCTGTGTGAAGTGCTTTTGAACAGATATTTTTGTTGACAACTAATAAAAAAGCTGTATAATGAGAATAGGCGGGGACAGAGCAAGCACACGCCCGGAAGGCGGCTCAAGCGCTTGTGCGGCGCACGATGTCCCCGCCCAATATTTATCCGGGAAGAAAGGAAAGAAAAATGGACATTTCTATTGTAACAGAGTTTATCAATGGTGTGGGATTCCCGATTGCTTGTGTTGCCGCTATGTTCTGGATGCAGAACCAGGAACGCGAGCAGCACCGGCAGGAAGCGGAGAAATTCGCGGAAGCTATCAACAACAACACACAAGTAATGACTCGAATCCTTGAAAAACTGGGGGTGTCGGAGGAATGAGCGGCGATCAAGTACACGCATGGAGTAAGGCAAAAAATGGTGCTGTGAAACTGTCTGAAAATTTCAAAGTTGTCGAGTTTGCCTGTAAAGATGGGAGCGACACAGTTTTCATCAGTCAGGGTCTTGTAACAGTTTTGCAGAAAATCCGAGAACACTTTGGAAAGCCTGTAATCATTACCAGCGCCTATCGTAACGATGCATATAATAAAAAAGTGGGTGGCGCTGATTACTCTCAGCACAAATATGGGACGGCAGCTGATATCTATATTAGCGGTGTTTCTCCCGCTACGATTGCGGGCTTTGTGGAAACGATCATGCCAAACACTGGCGGAATCGGTATTTACAGCAGCTTTGTACATGTGGACGTGCGTACAGCTTGCGCACGGTGGAACGGTTAAGGAGGGTTTGACTATGACGCAGAATGATGTTTTGACGCTCGCTCGCGCTGGTTTTACCGCACAGCAGATTTCCGCACTGGCTCAGATGCAGCCTGTCCAGCAGATGCAGCCTGTCCAGCAGTTGCAGCCTGTCCAGCAGATGCAGCCCGTGGGCGATCCGTTTGTGCAGCAGCTTGCGAAGCTCACTCAGGCAATCCAGGCAAACGGGATTCTTTCCACACAGCAGCCAAACCCCGAAACGGCGGATGAAGTGCTTGCAAACATCATCAACCCGCCCAAGAACGACAATAAATAAGGAGGTGCAACAATGGCTGTAAACGATTTGACTTTCAATCAGCTTTCCATGGTTCTTAACAGTATCGTACAACAGGCAACGGGGCAGCAGGCGCAGCGGGTGACTAATACTGCGGAATTTGTTTCCGTTGCTCAGACCGCGCTGAAAACCGGATACGATCCGGTTTTGCAAGCAATTTCCCAGGTGCTTTCCAGAACAATTTTTTCCATTCGTCCTTATACCAGAAAGTTTGGCGGCCTGATGGTTAGTAATCAGCAGTTTGGGAACATTGTTCGTAAACTTAACATTGCAGACAAGGACTGGGAGAAAGATTCCCGATTTGAGTTGACAGACCAAAACAGTGTGGACATGTACAAGGTTAACAAACCGTCGATTTTGCAAACCAACTTTTATGGAGCAAATGTTTTTGAAAAGTCCCTTACGATTTTCAAGGATCAGCTTGACTGTGCTTTTTCTAGCCCCGAGGAGTTTGGCCGTTTTCTCTCTATGACTATGACAAATGCAAGTGACATGATTGAACAGGCACATGAAAACCTTGCAAGGGCAACCCTGGCAAACTTCATCGGCGGAAAGATTAGCGGAGATGCGGCGAGCGTTATTCACCTGCTGACGGAGTATAACGCGATCACTGGACTGAAAACCCCTCTAACTGATGAAACGGTTTACCAGCCTGCAAATTTCAAACCTTTTATGCAGTGGGTGTATTCCCGTGTTGCTTCTCTTTCCTCGCTTATGACAGAGCGCACACAGAAATTCCATATCAACGTGACAGGAAAGGAAATTTCCCGTCATACTCCTGTCAATAAGCAAAAGGTGTATCTTTATGCACCGGCACGATACCAGACCGAAACCATGGTTTTGGCTGATGTGTACCATGATAATTTCTTGAGAATGGCGGACAATGAAACGGTCAATTTCTGGCAGAGCATTGACAAGCCCGATGAAATCAACGTGAATCCCGTCTATTTGCAGGCGGATGGAACACTGAAATCTGATGATTCCCCAGTAAATCAAAGGGGGATTTTCGGTGTCATGTTTGACGAGGAAGCAGCCGGTTATACGGTGGTTAATCAGTGGAGCGCCCCAACTCCCTTTAACAGCAAGGGTGGCTATTCGAATATTTTTTGGCACTTTACGGACAGATATTGGAACGATTTTACAGAAAACGGAATTGTTTTGCTGCTTGATTGATGTGCTATATGTGGGCGGGGGAAACCCCGCCCAACTGATAGGTGATGAATTATGGCTTTTAATGTTTCATTTTTTACATTTAACAAAAGAGAAAACAGCACAGCTAGACCAGTCATATCAAATGCGGCAAAAATTTTTCCATTAAGATTGAAAGATGATTGTGGAATTATCAATCCGGTTTTGGAAATCTCTTTGCCCATGAGTGAAAATCCGTCACAGCTCAATTATGCATATATCCCCGATTTTTATAGATTTTACTTTGTCAATGACTGGACTTTTTCGGGCGGCGTTTGGATTGCTTCTCTAAACGTTGATGTGCTAGCGACATATAAACTAAATATTGGCCCGTCTACACAGTATGTTTTGCGATCCAGCGCGGAGCATGACGGAAATATAATGGATGATTATTACACTGGAAACGGTGTAGTAACAACCTTGTATTCCAAAGCAGATGCGGCTTTTTGGCCTGGCTCCAATTTTTCAAGCGGATCATATGTTGTTGGTATCATTAACAAGGCCACAAACACGGTAGGTGCTGTATCCTATTATGTGTTTACACAAGCACAATTTGACGTGCTATGCGAGTTTCTAATGGGTGATGTGGAATGGCTGGGTGATATTACAGAAATAGGTCCGGATTTGACGAAAGCGCTATTCAACCCGTTTCAATATATTGCAAGTTGCATCTGGTTCCCGGACACAATTAGCGGTGGAACACCTGTTACTAGTGTGCCGTTTGGTTGGTGGGACGCTCCTGTATCCGCTAAAACACTAACCACACAAGGGCATATGCCGTCATTGCTTACTATTGATGTACCAAAGCATCCACAGGCCGCAAGCCGTGGCGGCTATCTCAATCTAGCGCCCTATTCTTCCTATGTGCTGGATTCTAGAGTGTGGGGCACCATTCCTCTCGACACAACAGCGCTAAAAAGCCTGTCACAGATAAGTTTAGAATGGGAAGTGGACTATGTGACAGGACAAGCGGAACTGTTGGTGAAGTCGTTAACAAGTGACTACGTGTTTTTCCGTTCTACGGCAACTTTCGGTATTCCAATACAACTCGCGCAGATTTCACGCGATTACCTTGGAGCGGCTGTCAATGCTGTAAACACTGTTTCGGGAGTGATTGGTGGCGTTATGAGTGGAAATATTGCCGGTGCAATCAGTGGAGCAGCCAGCGGAATTGGAAACACAATCCGCGCAAGTATGCCGGATTTTTCCACAAGTGGCAGTAACGGAAGCATTGTTCCATTTACAAAAGTGCCTTCAATAAGCGCACGTTTCCACTCTGTTGTTGATGAAGATAATGCCGATTTGGGACGTCCATTGTGCAAGGCGAAGCGCATTGACACGATACCGGGCTACATCATGTGCTTACATGCTGACATGTCTTTACCGGCAACCTCTCCCGAAAACCAGCGTGTAAAGGAGTACATGGAAAGCGGGTTCTTCTATGAATAGTTGGATCAGCGGAAACTTTTGGTTAACCCAGGAAGAAATGCAAAACAACGCCGTATTGTTGTGGAGTTATTTCAAGGCACAGGGTTGGACATTAAATGCGGTTGCCGCTATGCTTGGGAACATGCAAAGCGAAAGCACAATAAATCCTGGAATTTGGGAAGGCCTTGATCCGTTTGTTGGTGGATATGGTTTAGTGCAATGGACGCCTTACACAAAATACAGTGATTGGGCGGGTTCTGGTTGGGAGGATAACGGCCCAAAAGAATGTGAGCGCATAGTGTGGGAACTGGAAAACGGGGTGCAATGGTATCCAACAGAAAAATACCCCATGACTTTTGAAGAGTTTTCGAAGAGTACAGACCCTGTTGGTGTTTTGGCACAAGCTTTTCTTTACAACTATGAACGACCTGCCGATATAGACCAACCCTGGAGATCAACACAGGCGGAATATTGGTTTGAATTTCTGGGTGGTGTTCCCTCTATTCCGGTTTGGCTACTTTTCAAATTTAACAAAAGGAGGTTTTACGGATGAATTTTCCAGGTTCGGGCGCTCCATTCTTTTTCGATTATGTAAACCAGCAAACAAGCGCTTTCACACCGTCAACCGTACACGTTTCTAACACGGGCCTTTCAAACTTCTTTCAGCGTTATTTACTGCAAAAGGCTTTTTCCGTTTTCAAGTGGACAATGCCGGAGACATGGAGCAGGGATTATTTCCTTTACTGCCTTTACTGCTGGGGATTTGTGGCAGTAATCAACACCGACCGTTTCGGAGTAATACCCCAGGGGTGCGGCTTACAAGGCTATGACGTGTTTTACAGACCAACAACAGCGGTTATCAAAAATCCCATTTTGCGCGGCTTTAAGGAGCTGAGGATAGGTAAGCAATGCACATTGTTCAAGCTTCAACCGGACTATGGCGCCATTTATGACCTAGTTTCGTATTATGCCGACATGATGGCTCTATCCGCAGAGACGGCGGGTGTCAACCTGTTAAACAGCAAGCTCTCCTATGTATTTGCAGCGGCAAACAAGCAGAGCGCGGAAACGTTCAAAAAGCTATTTGACCGAGTGGCAAGCGGAGAGCCTGCAGTTGTGATGGACAAAGCGCTGTTAAAAGATGATGGATCCCCAGCGTGGCAAGCGTTTAACCAAAATGTTGGGCAAAACTACATTGTTTCGGATATCCTGACGGACATGCGTAAAATTGAACAGATGTTTGATAATGACATTGGAATCCCGAACGCAAACACGGATAAAAAGGAACGCCTTTTGACGGACGAGGTGAACAGCAACAACCAGGAGACGGTGAGCAAGTGCGCACTTTGGCTGGAAGAGCTGCAAGCCACGGCGGAGCAAACAAGAAACATGTTCGGCATTGAGATTTCCGTTGACTGGCGTGTGAAGCCGGAAATTCTGAAAGGCGGTGGGGATCAGTGAGAGCTATACTTTCCATTTTGGGATTGTACCAGTATAACCCGGATATTTTCAACCTTTTCAAACTGCCGGACGGTGTTTCACTGGACACTGTGCGGGACAACATTCTAATGGAGCTGGCGGAGCTGGAATTATTGTACCCGTCCGGCACGTTCATGAAAACGGCTATCGGTATTTGGAGCACCAAACAGCTCCCCGTGTGGGAAAAACTCTATGCAACAACAAACCTGGAATATAACCCTATTCACAACTATGACAGGACGGAAGAGTGGACAGAGAAGGAAACCGGAAACCGTAACGAGAGCAGAACACAGAGCCAGGAAAGCAGCGGGGAAAGCAGTGGAACAGTGCAAAACAGCGGTGAGGACACGGTTAAAAGTGATGTTTCCGCTTTTAACGAAACTTCTTACACACCTAAAGAATTACAGACAACGACACTGGGAACAGAAAACACAAGCCGCGGAACAGCAAAGCAGACAACAGATATTACAGACGACACGGACGAAAACAGCATCAGAAACAACAGCAGAACCGGGCGCGCATTCGGTAATATTGGCGTTACCACTACACAACAAATGATTGAAGCGGAAAGAAACGTTGTAAAATTCAACATTGTTGATTACATTGTGGAAGATTTTAAAAAACGCTTCTGCCTGTTGATTTATTAAGGAGGTTTATATGGGCGCTTTTGAATATTTCCCCTATACCAATTTTCACGATTTAAATCTGGATTGGATCGTTCAGGAGCTGGAAAAACTGGCCGGTGATGTTCGGGACTTCATCAGCATCAACGCAATTAAATATGCCGATCCTATTCAATGGGATATCACAAGCCAATATGAAAAAAATACCGTTGTGCTTGATAAAAACGGAAACGCTTATCTTTCAGTGCAAGCTGTTCCAGCGGGTGTGTCCATTGATAGGACAGAATATTGGACGAATATTGGCAACTTCTCCGCACTATGGGAGAGCGTTAAACAGGCTATCACAATCCCCGACGAGGGACATAGCACAACCGCCAGTTCCGCAAGAACTGTAAACACCCTCGTATGGGTTAACGATGTGCTGCTTGAAGTTACAAAAGAAATGGTTGCCGGAGACCAATACAATACCGGACCTGATGGAAATTGCAGAAAATATACAATGCAAATTCTACTTACTGAAACATTAGAAGCCTTGAAAAATCTTGCAGATAGTGACACGGCTCTAAATAATAAAATCGATAAAGAAACAACTAACCGGGAAAACGCTGATGCTGAATTGAATGATAAAATCGATAAAGAAACAACTAACAGGGAAAACGCCGATGCTGAATTGAATGATAAAATTGAAGATGCTGCTGTTTTTAAGAATGTGAAATTTTATGGTGCGGTCGGTGATGGTGTTACAGATGATACAGAAGCATTTAGAAGCGCTTTTGCAAATCTTGGCGCAAAGATTTTCATTCCAGATGGGACATACAAAATCACAGATCAAATTGAAATAAAATCAAATACTGAAATTAAATGTTTCGGAACGATTCTCCACACAATTTCCACACAAGGAAAAGCAACATTCAATATCGACACACAAGAAAACGTTGTTTTTGATGGCTTGCAAATTCTTGGTACAGGAGCCGTTGACGCTGAACCCGTTTATAGTTACTGTTTGCACTTTATCAACAGCAAAAATTGCATAGTAAAAAATAGCAATTTTAAAGATATTCAATCCGCTTATACTATTGATTTTGAAAAATGCGACGGCGCATTTGTTGAAAAATGCAAAATTGAAAACTATACAAGATCAGGAATAACCGCAACAAACGGAACAAACAATGTTTATTTTATTGAAAACAATGTCTTAAATTGCGTAAATAAAACATCAGTAAACAGCTACCCAATTGCTCTTTGTGGTTGGGATTTTAAATTAACAGGCGAGCCTATGCCACACAATTTGAACGCACTATATAACTACATCGAAAATGAAATTCCATGGTGGGAGGGAATTGACGCGCACGGTGGGCATGATATCAAAATTGTCGGAAACACTGTGAAAGGATGTTATACCGGAATTGCAGCTTTTTCTTCAAAAACAGAAAATTTTGATATCGAAAACTGCTTAATTTCAAACAATTATGTCGAACTTGGAACAAATACGGCAACAGTGCGCCATGTTGATAATTTGGGATGTATCATTTCAGGAAAGAATGTTGTTATAAGTAACAACATCTTCAAAAACTGTGGACTGTTAAATTATACGCTAGTGGATACAGTTAGCTATGTATACGGGTTTTATGTGGTTGAAGCAGAAAATTGCAAATTTGAAAATAACATCATCGAAAACAGTAGAGGTATTATTTTTGAAATAAGAAGCGCAAAAAATGTTGAAATTAATAACAACAAAATAGTGAACTCTATTGGCAAGACCGGCACATTTAGTAACTGCATTTTTAATATTCGCGCAGGCGTGGAAATCGAATCGCTATTCGCGGAAAATAATATTGGAACTGGGAACACTGGTTACACACTTGTAAGCGACATGCACTCTGGCAACGTGCAAAATGCTTATATCAAAATTGTAAATAACAATTTTGAAAATGTAACAGCACCGGCGCAGACACAAACAATAACGGAACAGACAAACATTAATAGTGTTAAAATGGGTCGAGTTGGCGACTTCATAAGAAAACAACCTCCAGCACTAAACACACCGTTCGGTTGGACATGTGTAACAGCATGGGTTAACGGTGCCGGTGGATCATGGGCGCCTTTATCAAACATTCCGCAGGAATAATAAAATTTAACAACTTCCCCGTGCGTGTCAAGCGCATGGGGAAGTTTTGTTATGTCAACCACTATTACGTAATCCCACATTCCGCAGGAATAATAAAATTTAACAACTT